AATCTTTGTAGAATTTCCTCACGATGCTGGAGCATGAAAGAAATAACAATAATAACACATCCATTATCTAATTACAACATTAATTTTTATTTAATGTTTTCTAATTCTTCAATCTGTGCATCTACTTCTGCATTTAACTTAGCCCATAACTGCTCACGAGCATCTGCTACATTTTCAATCTGTGAAACGTCCCATTCTTCCTCAGCGATGAATTTAAAATAGTTATCGCCTTTTTTAATTGTTGCTCCTGAAGTGTAACGTAAAGATACAACCTTAATTTCACCATTAGGCGTTTCAACTTCTTTTTCTGTTGCTTTCTTTTCCTCTGATACTTTTGTACCTGACTTTGATTTTGGCTTATTTTCGGCTTTTTCTGTTTTAATTGTAGATTTACTAACCTTTTCATCTTTCTTCTTGTTTTGAGTTGGTTTTTTAGTTTCTGTTGTAGGTCTTGCGGGTACCTCTTCTTCTGGTGGGTTCATTGCTCCTTCTACAGCGTCTTCCTTAGTATCGTTCTTATCATCTTCTGTTGGTGCTGTATCTGGTTCAGTTTTTTCTACCTGTACTGATTCTGTTCCAGCTTCATAGCCTGCGCATTTTTCACAACTTATAACATTACCTTCCATTTCCATCTGGATACCATCGCATCCTTTACAATATTCATCATTGGCATCTCCTGCCCACTTACATTTTAACATCTTTAATTCCTCCTAAATATTTTTTATTTCTTCTTAGTCACCCTAAGAGTGTGAACTGTTTTTGTTATTTTAGCCTTAACTAAATCGTTAGGGTCAAAATCTCCGTTATAAATTAATTTTTCCAATGCATCTTCATCAATATACTCTTTCTGCTTGATTACTGTAGCAAGTAACGGTCCACCTAATTTAGATTTAATAATTTCAATGGCTAAATCTTCATTCAAGGATTCTTTATTTGTTACAGATAAAGAAGCAGTATATTTATCTGATGATGCATTATTAAGGTTATGCTCCTGCATATAAGACTTGATACTCTCATTCAGAACATTATTGGATTTCTTTAAGGCATTTTCTTTATCCTTGCCCTCCTTATAATCGTCAATCATCTGTTCAAGTATTGATGGACTTGTTCCATTACGTCTGCTCATTTTATTTGTCCTCCTTCTTCTTTCCTAAAATTCTTGTTCCACGTTGTCCCCAGCTATTGATAGCATTGAATTCTGCCATACAGCCCTTATATTCATTACGAATTGCCTGCTTGAAGACTTCAAGAGCCTGCACAGCATCATAAGTAAAAAATCTTGTTCCTCTTCCATCTGTAGTATACTCTGGAAGACTTAATCCAACTGGTTTTTCATAACTATCATCTTCCCACCATTTATACCACATTTTGAGCGTTTTGGTGGAAACATCTATAATCTGTGCTGCCCTAGCAGTTGAAAAACGTTCCTGCACGTTACATCACCTCCTTTCTTATTTATTGTGTATTGTACTACATATACATAAATTTGTAAAGTATTTATTATGATAACAGGAAGTTAATATCATCCACAGATATTTTTCCATCCACTAGAGCTTCTGCCATATGACCTTTCTTTTCTACTAATTCTTCTATACGTTCATCAATCGTATTTTTGCAAACTAGTGTGATTACATTAACTGTTCCCTGCGTTCCTATTCTATGAGCTCTATCTTCTGCCTGTGCTTTTAATGCCATATTCCAAGGGCTATCAAGGAATATAACATTCTGTGCAGCTGTCAAGGTTAAACCTGTACCCATAGCTCCTATTGTTCCGATTATAATTTTACAATTTTCATCAGTCTGGAATCGGGTAACTTCATTCATTCTATCATCTGTCTTGATACCACCTGTTATATAAGCTGGGTTATAATCAGCTAACTTCTGCTTTGCTATTGATGTCATAGATTCCCAATTTGAGAAAATAATAACCTTCTGTCCACTTGATGTAATTTCTTCAACCAGCTGTAACATTCTGTCCATCTTAGCTGATTCTTGTACTGTATCGGATAAAATACCTGTCCACCCAGTGGCTTGTCTTAATCTAATCATCATAGATAGAGGGTTATTAGCAAATTTAATTTGTTGTAGCTCGCTCATAACACCACTATAAACTTCTTTATATATTTGAGCTTGCTTTGGTGTCATATCTACATATTCAATCTTCCTAATTTTTTCAGGTAAGTCTAAAACCTCAGTCTTTAATCTCCTTAGCATTACTTCACTCATTAAAGCTCTTATTTCTTCGAGGTTCTTATAACCAATGATTTCAGAACCACCCCAGCCACCTAATGTGCAGTAGTGTTGTTTGAATTGGTAGAAGCTATGATTTTCATATCCTAACCAATGTAAAGGGAAGTATAAATCCAATGGTTTATTCATAAGCGGTGTTCCACTCATTGCCACCATATAATCTGCTGTCACATTTATCATTGCTCTGCTCTGTAGTGATGTTGGTTCTTTGGATTTATGGCATTCATCAAAGGCTATCATAGATATTATTCCTTTATCACATAGCTCTTTTAATTTTTCTGCAATAGGGAATTTATATTTAGTTTTACTAACTTTCTCTGCCATTGCCCTCAAGGTTTCAATATTAGTAATTAAATATCTACAATCAGGCAAATTATTCAAATCATCTAGTTTATCCTTATTAGTTCCCTCATATGCTTTTCCAGTTCTTTTTCTGTATCTTGTGCCAAGAACCCATCCTTTTTCGTCTGAATGTGTTTCAATTTCAGATTGCCAGTTATACTTCAGAGAATTAACTCCACATATAATAAGGACTTTATTAATATTTTCTGTTTTTTCTAAACAACCAACTAAATCTATAATCTGCTTTGTTTTTCCTAATCCTTGGTCATCACATAGCAAGAATCTTTTTTTATTTAGACCAAATCTAACACCGTCAAGCTGGTGTGGAAAAGGTTTGGTCTTAAATGTATAATCCTTAGGTATATCTATTTCAAATTGCTCTTTCCTTAAATCTTCATATACACCTGATATATGAATTTCTTCATTTTCAAATTTATTACATAATCCTATAATACTTGTCATAGGTATCTCCCATACTCTTGTATCAGGATGATAAACCCTAATCCCTAAGGATTTAATATAATTTATAATCATCCCATTATAAGGGAAAGATATAAAAGCACTCTTGGTAACTAATATATTATCTTTCAATTTGTCTGGTGAATCTATTTTTATATCAATCATTTTAATCCTCCTTAATCCTTACTCCTGGACAAACGTCCAGGAGTAAATTATTCTAATAATAGTAGTAGAAATGTTCAACTACTAATTTAATAGCTTTTCTTAAGCCACATTCCATATCTGAGAAATCACTCCATCTATCTGTTCCAAATAATAAAAGTCCAATGTTATGAACCCAACCATTAACATCTGTTATTTTAATATCATTTTCACCTAATACTTCGATTTTAAATTCAATATCTTTATCATAATCATTTGTGAGCACGATAAGGTTATGTGTGTTTTTTACGACTTCCCATTTAATTTCAGTATTTTCATTTTCCTTATTAATTACATCTAAAATTTGTTTCTTTGTCATAATGTCTACCTCAACTTTCTTTGTTTTTTATCTTATGATTGTATTGTAATACATATAAGACAAAATTGCAAGTATTTTTTCAAAAAAAATAAAGGGAATATAAAATTCCCTTTATCCTATAATTGTTGTTGAATTTATGTTTGATATGCTATCAATGAATTTATGGAAGATGTTTCTTTCATTCGGGTCAGAACAAGTATGATACAGCTCGCTTATCATCTTATAAGTTGAATCTAACATATTATTCAGATTAGTTATATTTCTATCTCGCATATATGCTACGAATAAGCCCTGAATATCAGATATTTGTTCATCTATATTGCTTTCAGGAACCAAGTCAACTTTTTCACTCAGTTTATCTCGTACGATATATAAACTGGCTAATTTGCTACAAGATGTATAGGTAGCATCTCCTTGCTCTAAATCTTGTATTGCTTCTTCTATTTCCTTAATATCTAGCATATATTCACTCCAATTTTCTCTGTTTTATGCTTGTATTTCTTGTGCAATTCGTCTTGACATAGATATATAGCATCCAAGTCATAATCTACGGCTTTCAACTTTAGTCCTTCACGCTCTGCATATTTCAGTTCACCATCTACATCACAGATTAATTCCTTAACCTTACAAGCAGCAGCGATTTCACCTATATCACACAGCTCCTTATACATTGATTCATATAATGACTTTGTTTCCTTCTCCCAGTCAATCCAAGTAGATATTCCAGTTTTCAAGGCGTTCTGCCTTGTAGCAATATCAACATCCATACGACTATAATTATACCAACTATCGGGTATAATTTTAGGAGTATCAATAGGTTCCTTTCTGACTAACTTATTATAATGATTGATATAATATCTTTGTACTTTTCGCATACAGTAGGATTCACATAAGTAATGATATTCGTGACATCTCTTGTATCCGTGAAGACTTAGAAAGTCATAAAAGTTCGCCAGCTGTTCGTGTATCATTAAGCCTTTAATCTGATGTCCGACTATTTTGGAAAAAATCTCATCCACGGTCATTCTCCACTACCTCCATTCTATTAACTAATTCTTCAAGTGTTTTCATTAACAGATTTTAGTCACTACTACATTTGTATCTGCAGTAATAGCTACTCCAGTGTTAATGAATTGGAGAATAGTTGGTGCATCACAGCAACAGCAAGAGTTATTATCCTTAACCTGTACTAATGTTGTTATCGGAACATTCACTGATGTTGTAGTAGTAGCTCCTGTGATTGTTGTTGTAGCCTGTGGCTGAGGAACTCCATTCTTTGTCATTTCAATGGTGACTGCACCAGCTGTTCCAGCTAAAGCTACAGCATTAAAGATGACCTCATATACTCCACATCTATTCAGTTGAATGGAATTAACACCATTCAACTCTACTGTTTGTCCTTTCTTCAAGGTTACCCCTGTAAATGGAACTATTCCTGTTGTTGCAGGAATTGCCTGATTTTTAGCATATGCTTCTATCATATTCTTAACTCCTTTCTAATTTAAAAAAAGAGGAAATACTATATTAGCACTTCCTCTGTGATTGACGTACTAATACGCTCCGTTACTTATTAAATTAAACATTCTGACACGGACAACCTGCACCGAATACTGGGCTGAATCCAGCTGTATAAGTTGTTGCATTAGGGTATCTGATTACCCCACACATAGCTGACTGAAGCTGGAGCTGATTAACCTGTGACTGCAATGTTTCAATCTTATTCTGCTGAATAGCGTCAAGCACTTTCTGAGTTTGTTCAGTTGTGTTCGCATTAATAGCAGCTGTATTGATTGCATTATTGTAATTTACTCCATCAATAGCTCTCTGTGTTGTGCAGCAACATTCAGCTAACTGCTGCTGTGTTGCTCCGAAGTTTCTTAATGTTTCATATCCGAGATTGCAGATACCATTCTGTAATCCCATATAATCTGCCTGTAAGCTATCACTTAATCTACCTACTGAGTTCTCAAGGTTGTTGAAGTTCATAGCATTACAAAGACCTGCTTCTGTAACTGGTTCTCCATTTACATTTCTGGCTCCTCCAAAGAAACCGCCTCCTCCTATAAGTAAGAGAATTAATAAGGCGAAAATCCACATTCCACCATTTCCACCGCCGAACATTCCATCGTTTTTATCTGTAACGGCTGCAATGTCAGCTAAAGATACACCTTCGTTCATAGCGAATCTCCTTTCATTAATTTTAATTTATGTGAATTTGCAAATTCCTATTTTAATAACTTCATTAATTCGTTCACGTCAATTCCTTGTTGCTTACAGATGTTCCTTACCATCTGTTCCGCATTCATCCCTTTTCCCTGAAGCATTGACATTATATTTTTAACCTCACCCATATTATTCATCATAGATTTAGCCCTATTTAGTACCTGTGAGTTTATTTGATTTAACGGATTTTGGTTCTGAAATAAGCTGCTTGCCATTATCTAATACCTCCTGCTTGAATTGTTCGAATTCTGCCCTGCTAATAAAGTCGTTACCTTGATTAGTGGGTTGTTCTATTGGAGCAAATCCAAAGGTCCTAATCGTTGGAAATCCTGCTCCATCGGTAGACTTTATATACATTATATCTTCGTTGCTATCGAATAAAGCGACTGTGCTATTAGGTTGCATCTGATATGCCTTAGCACCATCCATTCCTGTCACTCTTATAAGATTATTATTCATCTGATTCTGCATCGCGTTATAATTATTCATATAAGGGTTAGGTGTGTTCATTGGATTGTTCAGTGTGTATGGATTGTTCATCATTAATGGATTTGTATTCATCATTGCCATTTCCGAACTCCTTTCTGATATAATCATTAAATATAAGCAATCCCTTAGTTAAGATAACAGGGTCTAGCTTATATATATCATTTCTGTTCATTTTGTTCCTCTTTTATCTCTAATACTGCTACAAGTACTCTAATAATATGAAGGACTGGTATATCCTGCAGAGATTTATGTTGAATTAATAATTTCAAAAACTCTCTATTCATATATCAGCCCTCCTTTCTCTCTTGTTATACTTAAATTGTAACAAAAAAGACACATTTTACAATGTGCCTTAAATGTACTAAAAGTGTATTAAAAATGTAAGGGATTAGAGAACTTTAATAATTTTCTTGTTTACTTTCTGACTTAAGCGTCTAGCATAATCAATAGATATACAGAGTTCGTCGGCTATAGTCTCAAGTGTTTCGCCTGAACTTCTCATCTCGAATAGTTCACGTTCCAGATTCACGAAGTTGCAGTTCTTCCGTAAGTATTCAAGCTCGGGTGCTGTAAAATCTGATATAATCATACTCTTCTCCTCCGTCTGTTCCTATTCCTATTAGTCGCTCCAGAACGGTGAGGTGGTCGTCTTGTACGTCTGACAACAACTCTAACAGTTTTAGTTGCTTTCGCCATTTATATTAACATCTCCTTCATCATTAATTATAGCATTACCATTATCCTCACTATCAGCATCATAAGTAGTAGTTGTTGTGTTTTACGTTGGTAGGTTCCAAGCATACAACCAAGCTATATTACTTGCGAAAAACATAATTAATACAATTATAAATGCAATAAACCATTTTCGCATATTGGATTTGAGCTGATGTAGCAATTCCATTGCTAATGTATTATCTTCCATCTTTTGCGTCCTCCTCTAAATCTTTTATTCTGTAGTTACTTGATTTAATTTTGTTATCTAATAATTCTACAGCCCCTTCAAGCTGATAGACACGTTCAATCATATTATTATGTTTATCTTGCTTCTCTTCAAGTTTACTCACCCTGTATTCTATTAATTCACTAATATCTCGATTATGTTTACGATTCTGCATCCAAACTCCTAAGATTGTTCCACCACAAGTAATTAAAGCCACAACTATTTCTATCACTAGCTAAATCTCCTTTGTTCTCTTGAGTCTTATCCATTTTCCGTCGTGCTTCCCACCCATTATTTTGCCGTACGCAGTTTTATTTACTTTTTTGATTTGGGATAAAGCTACAACAGTATTATTTGACAATGTTGCGATTTTCTTTGTTTTCGCTAATACTTTAGGTTCCTTTCTTACAACCACGCCCTTAACTGTGGTTTTCACCTTCTTAATAGGCTTCTTGATAAGGAATAAATATTTAACATATTTTTCCCAAGATTCTCTGTTAGTTGTTTCACACTTACCACCACTATTCCAAGGGTCATAGATATAAATGTGGTCTTTAGTTACCTTGCGGACAAAGACATAATGACCTGATGTGGTCCAGATTGATTTTCCCATACAAGCTATTCCAACATATTTATCTGATTTAATCTTTCTCAAGAAATCTGTAACAACTGAATTATTCTTTTTACCATATAAAGAAGTATAATTAAGCTGTGTTGAATCAGAATAACCAAAATGCTTTAAGCCTTTTATCATTCCGCTGTAATATGTACCGCTTCCGTGGCAAGAGCATCCATTATCTTCCATCCACTTAGCAGTTTTAGCTGGAGTAATAGCTGGGTCTAAATCATATACTGCATCAGCTATTGATGTAGGTCCGCAACCTTGTGCTGAAATAGTACCTCCTGAGTAGTAGTTACTTTTCCATTTAGAATCATTCTGTTTAAAATTCTTATATCCCATTACTCTTCCTCCGTGAATGCTTTAATGATTAAATTCCAGATAGCTGTTAGACCTGCAGAACCAAAGGCTATAATAGCTGTCTTTGCATCAACATTTCCTAAAGCCTGAACAGCTACAACACCTGCCACTATAAATGTCTTTCCAGTTCTGATAAGAATATCAATAATCTGTTTCTTTGTTATTTTAGATAATTTCATTTAGTAACCTCCTATTCTTTTTTAAATATTATAACATATTATTAGTAGAAATGTATAGTTTAAATTTCTAATCTAAGAACCAGTCAAAATCTAGGTAAATAAATTCTGGACCTGTTACTGAACCATACCATCTGAATTTTATAACACCTGTTTCATTCACAAATACAATTACATAATGTTCATTCTTGCCAGAGCTAGGATATAGTGTAGTCTGGAAAGATTTCTTTGGTGCATACTTTTTATCAATATAAAGATATCCAGTAGAACCATCCCTATTAATGCAGTATTCGTGCATCCCCAGATGAACTTTATTCCCTATCATTCTTATATACGGTTTAGTTATAGATGATTCAGGGGGTCCTACGGTAAATCCCATATCTTTACTCGTAATTAAATCCTGTCTTTCTCCTGTATCTAGATACCATACATTGGCTACTTGTTCTATTTTTTCAATAGATAAACCATTAATCTTCACTCTGTACAGAACTAAGTCATCTTCTAAGTAATTCTCATCGAACAAGTTATTATCAAGATATTCTGGGTCAACGTAGTCAGTTCCAGCTGTGCCTTCAATAACTTTTAATTCAGCTTTCTCAATTCCTGTAGAAGAATCCTTAGAATAATGTATGACAATTAAGTCACATCTTTTTGACCCCGCTAAACCTACACTAATATCTAATTCTTCGTAGTCGTCAGTGTTCATTCCCATTAATCTTCCTTGGTTAATAGCATATCCGCCGTTAATTCTAACTAATGTATTACTTTTAAGTTCATAGCTTAACTGCTTACCAACACTCAGTACATACTTACCGCCTGTGGCTAAAGATGCAGCATTTAATACAGCATCTTGCTGAGATGTGATATGTGGTTTTCCTGTATAGCCTGTTACTATTTCCACAGCCATAATATTACCTCCTTAAATTAGTTTATATTTGGTGTGTTATCACTGCCCAGTTCGTACTGCGTAGAAACACTACCACTATCAATGGTTACGATTTTTTTAGATACAGAAGATGTTACTACTATATTAGTAATATTTTCGACTGCCCCTACTACATCTCCTATATCATATTCATACTCATCTGAATCCAATGAAATGTTCACATCGTCTAAACTCCAATATTCTTGAAGTTTAGCTATACCATTTGCTACAAGGTTAGCGAAATGGTCATATACCTTACTATAGAATCCTCCAACCCAGAAGTATGGTATAATTTCTTTATCATATTTCTCATAGAATGTATTAGCCTTAAATTCGGGACTGCTTGAAGCTTCACTCTTATATCTGTGTATAGTGCTGTCAAATACAGGAGCTTTTTCTCTAGTATACTGTGTATAGAAAGGTCTGTACTTGCTATTTTTCCAATTCCTAAAATCAGACATTTCTGCTTTATTATTTTTGTCTTTCACAAAGTCAGATATTTTTACTTTCTTCTTATTTACTAGTTCTTTTTTCTTTAATCTACAAGTATAATCTTTCTTAGTAAATTCTTCTATCTTAATGTCGTGATAAGTGACTTCCCATTTATTCCATACACCATCTCTTTTCTTCTTGAATATATAAGTATAATCCCAATGTTCTACTTCTATGTAATAGTTACCTTTATTGCTGTTCCAATCCGTAGGTTTTTGTGTTTGTTTTTTATAAATATTATAATTAACACCTTCAACTGACTTATATTCTTCAGCAACACCATCAGTCCAGTAATAGTAATAATCTTTATAATTAGTATTCCAATCTATCGGTTGTGAACGCAATAAAGGATATGTGGTATCCGTGACGATAAAACTGTCATCTACACTCTTGTAAGTATCTCCATCTAGATAATAATAGCTTGCATAAGCATAATTCCAATTATCTGGTTTAGTTGTTAATAAACTATAAGACTGCTCGAACTCTCTTTCTATCTCTTCATACGTATTATTCTTAGAATTATATCTATAATACTTAGTGAATATATAAGGTTGTTCCCAATTATCTGGTTTAGTTGTTAAAATCTCGTAGTTTTCTGCAGTTTGGGCATTACCATAATCATATACTTGGCTATTATCTCTAACCCCAGTAAAAAGCTGATTTCTATTATCAAGTATGTATTGACTATCCTTAACTGGATTATCAACTGTGGTATATGGCTGTACAGTTCCACTTGCGTCTGTGAATAATTCAATGACATTTCTGTTTTTTAAATCACCACTTCCCAGACAGTATAAGTGATTAACAGGGTTAAAATGCTTATTAATCTCAATAGCCATATCACTTGTGTCCCACTCTTCATTCTTTGTGTAGTCAACATAAGGGATTGCTGACAGCTTAACTCTTCCTTTTGAGTAGACTAGATTTAGTTTTCCACCAAATACTGAAAGCATCTTTCTGAGTCCTTGATATAAACCTATATATCGAGGAAACTTATAGTTGTGAATCTGTATAGTGCTTTCTTCATCATTAGCTACAAATAAACTGCTTAATTCACATCTTGTAAGTAATTGTGCAATAATTCTATTGGCATCCCCATCTACAATTAGGTGGTCTTGTCCTTTATCTGGCGTAATTATTTTACTGTCAAGAATACCGTGCCAAGTCCTTCCATTATACTTAACTGTTCTATTAGATGTATTTGGATTAATACTATCAACTATGCCACCATATTCAGTATCTTCAATGTATATATAGCGGTTTTCTTTCAGACAAGCAGATTCAATACTCATCTCAAGCTCAAAGTCGTTTTCGTCTTTACCAAAAGCTAAATCTAATCCATATTCGGGTATCACCCCTAAATCATTCCTGTTTTTATCTGTATATATTAAGTCCATTTTGGCTCACTCCTATTTTCAAATAATTCTACATCAAAGGAATATGCTCCATTCCATCCAACTACACTAATACCCGCAGGTATTTTCTTGAAAGCGTAGAAATCTCTAAATCTATTATTGAATAGATTTACCGTATCTCCATTATTCTTGACTTTATATACTTTTTTAGTGGCTGAGTTAATAATCAGTTTCTCACCTGTAAGTAATTCTAAATCATTAACCCCATAATTCCAATCTCCAATGCTAATAACTGGGTTCTCACACTTACCATATATAGTAATCTCAAAATCAGAATCAGCATATCCATCATTATTAATACTTCTATATGTAATACTATTGGTGTAGTCATATATATAGTCGTATGGATAATCTAGCATATTAGTATCTGATTGACCAGTATTACCATCTATCTTATCTTGTCTAGTACCATAATGAAATATATTAGATGTCTTCCAATTACCATCAGGTGAAACCAAAGTAAAATCTACTGTTGTACTAAGTACTTTCAAGTATTTATTTGGTTTACTACTTGAATATATATAGCATTCTAAATAGTAATTATCGACATATAATCTTCCTGGTGATAGCTTTAGAACGTCCGCATCAAAGAAAGATGTTAAGTATTCAATATTATGTCGATAGTTTTCTTCACTTGTTCCTTTAACTCTGATACTAAACTTCTTTGTCACCATACTCCTACTAAAGGAACTAATTCGGGGTCGAACTGTTCCTTTAGTAGTATTCTTCCAAGTATAGTCAAACAAGTCTGTATCTGTAAGCATTAAGTAAGGATAAGTAATTAAGTCCAACTTTTCACCTTGTGAATTGACGTAATAAATCTTCACTATACACTAACCTCCCTTACTAATCTTCCAAACTGTCTATTACCAACGGATACACCTATATTAGCATCCACAAAAGCATCTGTGGTAGCTTGTGCCATCTTATCATAGTCTATTCCTGAATAGTAGCCACCACTCAACGTCATCGTAGTATCTAATTTCTTCATTCCATATCTAAGGTCTCTATTAATCTGGCTCATAGGGTCTTCTTCATTGAATCCAACCCATATACCTTGAGCAATGAACTTACCAACTTGGTCCCTCATAAGTTTTGATGGTGAAGCAATTCCGAAGAAGTCTTTGATGCTGTCTACTACACCTCCAAAGAAACCTGATATCTTATCTCTAAGCCACGCTCCTGCATTTTTAATACCATTCCATAAACCTTTTATAAGATTTAAACCAATATCTGCCATATCACTTAGATAATCACCAAATCCATCTATTAATGCTTTTATGATAGCTGGAATTGCCGTTATAATTTTAGCAATAATTTGTGGCAAATTCTTAATGATTGATATGAGAAGCTTAACACCAGTTGTTATAATCTTAGGTATAGCATTAATAAGAGCTCCAATAATACCTGTTATAATCTTAGGTACTGCTTTAACTATAGTAATTATAATCTGTGGTAAAGCATCTACTAGAGCTGTTATAAGTTTAAATCCAGCATCTACAATATCGGGTATACAATCAAGCAATCCATTTAATAGTGCAGCTATAATTGGTGGTATTGCTTCAACAATAGTATTAATTATTTCTGGTAAGTTGTCCACCAATGCTCCTATAAGTTCAACACCAGCATCTATAATATCTGGTAAATGGTCCTGTATAGCATTAATTAGATTAGTTATAATTTCTGGAATAACTGCAACAAGAGTATTAATTATTTCAGACATATTGCTAACCAACGCCGTTATAAGTTTAACACCAGTATTTATAATATTCGGCATACCAGCAAGTAATCCATTTACCAATGCAGCTATAATTGGCGGTATTGCTTGAATCAATGTAGGTATAGCTTGAAGTAATCCATCTACTATAGCGGGTATCACACTTACAACAGTAGACACTATGCTCGGAATTTGTGTTACCAAGAATATTAATATCTGAGCAAGCATATTAATTAGTGAATTTAGTATAATTGGTAAGTTACTAATTATACCAGTTGCTAGACTATTGAATAGTGTTAGCAACATATTCATTATATTAGCTGTGCCACCATTACTAAAGAGTTCGCTTATACTATTAAAGAATTCTGGAATTTTCTCTAACAAGACTGTAAATAGCTGGTTTAATACCTTTAATAATGAAGGTATGGCTGCAGCAATACCTTGTACTAATGTTAATACTATATTTGTGCCTGAAGCTAAAAGTTTAGGTAATAAATTTTCTATTAGACCAGGAATAGCATCTATTATTACAGGTAATAGTTTTTCAATAAGTGAACCAACACCTTCTAAAGCTATCTCAACTCTTGGAAGTATATTCCCAGCAGCTACACCGACGGACTCAATGAATTCATTTATTAATTTATCCATATCCGCATTATCTTGAGACATTCCTGATACGAGGTTAGTCCAAGCAGCTTTAGCCGAGTTTACGGAACCTTCAATAGTTGTACTAGCTTCTTTGGCTGTTGTACCAGTGATTCCCATTTCAGTTTGTACAACGTGAATAGCTTCTGCCATATCCTTGAAGTTTCCTAACTCATACTTCTTCCCAGATAACTTTTCAGCGTCTTTTAATAACCGTTGCATTTCAGCTTGAGTTCCACCATAACCCAGCTTCAAATTATCCAACATTGTATAGTTCTGCTTAGCAAATCCATTATAAGCATTCTGTATCATTGTCATATCAGTACCCATTTTATTGGCGTTATCTGACATATCAATAACTATCTGGTTGGCGGATTTTGCTGCTTCAGTTTCATTCTTTGTACTTTGCTTCAATGATGCTGCGAAACTTGTCACAGTTTCCATATAATCATTCGCTGACATCCCAGCCGTCTTATATGCTTTATCCGCATTTTTCAAGGCTATATTTTGAGCGTTCATCAACTGCTGATAGTCTTTTTTTGCTTCATCTGTGCTTTTTCCAACGGACTTAGCGTATTCTTTAGCTGATTGACCACCAGCTCCGAAAAGCGTCTCAATTCCACCACGTAGTTGTTCGTATGAAGCATAAGCATCAACGGATGATTTAACCAATGCAGCAGTTGCTGTTGCACCTGCTGCCATAGCAGCTGTACCTATTTTTGCTATACTCTTAACTGCTCCTCCAGCTGAGGAAGCAATAGAGGAACTTAATCCTTTAATTCCATCTTTAGCACCAGAGGAATCTAGTTCGGTATCAATTACAACCTTGCCATCTCCTTCTGCCATATTATAGTTCCTCCTTTCTTTCTATCTATTTATGTTTCTGTTCCTTGATATACACTATCATAGAATAGCTCGTTTATTTCATTCATAGTATTAGCTGATACCTGACGTGTGCGAGGCGGTAAAGCCCAAACTTTTTTATTTTCCTCGCATTGTGCCTCATAGGATTTTTTGCTTTTCTTGTAAGACCTCATAGACATTATCTGCTTTATCTTAGTATCATCACTCAATCCAGCAAATAAGGCTTTAAATTTGTGCCAGTGCATATCCACTTCTGTCAAGTCTATTCCATAATCTTGCATAAATGAAGCTATAATATATTCTCCATCTTCTATATAGTCCACAATCCTATCCGTGGAAGTGCTGTTAATATTCTTCGGAGTAGAATTAGGATTTGTATAGAACTGAACTAATTGTGGAAAGAAATTATCCAATGGTATATTTCCTTCCACGTCTTCCAGTAAAAACAAATAATCAGATAGTGGTCGTTCTTCTTCTATCATTGTACTGAATTTCAGCCACAAGCGAAAATCCGTTTTTATCAAAAAATCCTTACCATTAACCGTAATGGTATCTGGTAAGGATTTATTCCTAAGGTCTATCATTATTTTACAACTTTGAACTTGCTGTCACTATCTAATATTCCACTATCGGATATATTAGATACAGCATTTAGCACTTCCAACAACTTTGATAAATTCGCATCATTCATCTTTGATTCAGTAGCTTCATTGTTATAATCCGCTATTGGTTGCTGATAACTTGCAACAATCTTCAAATATAAAAGATTGATGTCGTTAGGGTCACAATCATTGAACTCTCCAATTAATTCGGATAACTGTTGTTTCCCGATAAGCTCAGATTCGAACTTATACATCAGGCTACATTTATCTTTGAATTTCTTTCCTGCGTTGTTGTTGCTTACTTCAATCTCCTCAATTTTGCTAGCGATTTTAAAGCTGTAATTAGGGATATTCACTTCTGTTCCATTAAATACTATTGAATACATATCTTGTCCTCCTTATATTATATTAATTCATAGACATCTTCTTGGTTGAAGCTGCTTCTGCGGCTGGTGTGAATACAGGTTTTCCCGCTGTAATAGCATAAGTACCTAACTCAATATCTCCACCCATCTTCATTGAAAAAGAAATCTTTCCATCTGTTGTGGATAAGTTATCAAGTAATAAGGTACAAATGCCTCTCCAAGCTCTAGCAGGTGTTCCGCCAAAGCAGAGTAAAAATGGAACCTTACATTCATCACCTGTTGGAAGTTTATATAACTTCTCTGCCATATAATCATACATTGGATTTCCTTCATATAAAGCAATCTCCTGAGGTAACTCTGGCTGGTTGCTCATAACTTCTTCCACCGCATTTTTATAGCATATATAATCCATTGATTCTGACTGTGGATTAATAGCTAACTCAAATATTGTAGATAAATCAATTCTAGCCCATTCACTCGCCTTGTATGTCTTATCTTCGGCAGTATCAAGGAATGGAATGAACTGGTCCTTTGTTAGCTTCTTCATTGCGTCTGCCATCTTATTCTCCTTTCATTTCCATATAAGTAATCTTGAACTGCCCTTGATATTTAGCCATACCTGCTTGAGTATCAACTGTTACGCTCGGAACAGTTTCAAGAACATCTACTTGTTCTATAATAACATTTTTCCCAAAATCTGGAAAATGTTTCTCTTTATTCATTAGCTCAACCCATTCACTAATCGTTTCGAACTCACGATTAGCTTCAAGATTAATTGAGCTTGTTCCTGTATCATATTCTTTAACTAAATCTAATGCAAATAAAAATTCCACTCGACGGCTACCATCAATGAATTTATCTAACTCCCTTTCATTCTGCACGCTATTGAGTGAAAGATTGTCAGCTTCACTGGTAGTCACATTGAAGTATATCCACCTGAATTTTGGTGTATACCCTTTTAGCCATTCGGAAATCTTTTCATATCTATTAACCATACTTAATATCCATTCTTCTTAATAAAATTAGTCACCTCAGTAGCAAGTTGACCCGCCTTAGCTATATTCATAGCTCGGTCCCATCGTGCCGTAGCTAATGGATGCTTTTCTTTACTGAAGTTTAAATTGATTCCTTCGTATATGTGATGAGCATAAGTAGAGTTGTAAGTTACTTTGAAAGGTTCTACTGTAGTATTATCAACTAACATACCTGTATCCATAGGTACATATGGAGCCATCAACCTTTCAGCTTGTTGTGCCATATATAATCCAATCTTCTCACTCTTACATATCTTATCTAATTTTCTAGGAATCCTAGTAAATTCTAATCTAACTCCCATATTGCTATACTCCTGCAATCTTAAGTTGAATCTTAACTCCATACTTCTGAGGAACTTCTTCTATTGAACGAACTTCGCATACATTAGGTTCATATTTAGTCTTTAGCTTCATTATATTATTAGGAGTGACTTCCTCTTCTAATTCTTTTCCAAGAAAAATATAATCACCTTGATTGATGGTGTATCGGGTATCCTTCTGTGTACTATCTTTCCATTCTGAATACGGTAAATACTTACCAGTGAAAGGAATTAAAACTATGAAAGATTGACCAATACTAACCTCAGTTCCGACTACATTTGTCACCTTTGTATTGGCATACTTAATATCCTTGAGTATGGTCTTATACCACACATCAAGTCCTGTAGCCGAATCTTGATGTTTTAATTTATTTAAAATAGTTATTGGACCTTGCATCTTTCCATCCTCGCTTTCCTCTATACATCAATTCAGGTGGAAGATATAGTCTACATAAGCTATATATCTTTGATTCTGTAGGTTTTTCGCCTAGTTCAGTTGTATTATAGCTTATACTTTCAATACCATCAGAATAACTTGATATAGAAGCATCTGCTTCATTATTCGCCTGCAAGACTTCTATACATTTCACGATTAGACGCTTAATACTAGGAGTAAAATGTGTATTATTAATCTTGCTCATTGTAATTTTATCAAGATAAATTTCACAATCTAATAATAAAGTAGGGAAGCTATCAATATCAACCTTACCACCAAGACTTACATATTCTTCATATGATAAATGTTCCATAATAACCTCCCTTTAGCTAATTAGGCTTCCTCATCACTCTGGGAGGACACAGAATTTTTAGGTGCCTTTGTAGCTTTTTTCTTAATCTCTTCTCCTCCATATTTAAGGAATTGTTCTATAACATCGGGATTGTCAGTTTCAACAATCCCACCTCTCTGTAATCTAATCTTCATCTTATTACCTCACACTAACATTAACTTGCTGTTACTTCTGTATTATATACAAGAATTGTTTCAGGTGTGACCGCTTTAGTTCCATAGTAGAAGAATAATTCGATTGCATATGCTTCTGACATTGGAATTTTTTCTGCTGCATAAGGTGTGCTTCGTACTGGCTGTGCTACTGAACCATCTACCTGAAGGATAAATCTAGTAGTAGTAGTCTTCTTACCCTCAACTGCGATAGGAAGTCTAACTGAACTATAGCATCTAACGCCGTGGAATGTGAAGAACTCTTCACTAGTCGTATCAACATTAGTATTAGTTACTGTATCCAGATAAGCTCTCATCTGTGAGTAAGTTTCAGCATCAAATGTAATGGACATAAGACTTCTATCAATTCCATCAATATAGTCTGTCTTTAATGTTTCCAAGGTTACAATAGCCTCTTCAACTATATCCTGAATAGCTGTTTTAGTTGGAGTGAATTTAGTTCCTGAAGTAGCAGCTACCTCAAAGAACTTGGAGTCTAATTCAGCAGCCATTCTCATCGCGTGGTTTGCTGAACGTTTTGCAATAAGTCCGTCTACACCTAAAAGTGAAACGTCTTTCTGTTCAATCTCTTCCACAAATTCTCTATCTGTGTCGATAGGGATTGTGACATCCTTACCTTTTACATAATTACCTTTTCCAGCTGTTCTGGCTGAACCATATGCCTTTGATGTGGCATTTGCAAATCTTTTAGCCTCAACTGTACCTGCTGTAGGGTCACCAGATAAGTCTGTATTCTTCAATTTACCTGAAATAGTAGCTTTCTGAACATTTGCAAGTACACCATCATAGGCTTCAGCTAAAAGCATCTTTCCTGATGGGTCTAATAATACATTTAACGATGTAATTCTTGTTGTTTCTGCCATTTCTTTATCTCCTTTTCTAAAAATCTTACCAAATTAATGGACGTTCTTTAGGTTTTTCAACTTCCGTGCCTTTCTTCGGGTCTGGGTCTTCTTTATTAGATGGACCTGAAAATGATGGCTTTGGCTTTGGTTCACCTTTGTCGTCCTTTACTACGAAGGCTCCAGCATCTTTTTCCTTATATGTATTAACATAATCATCAAATCCAAGGAGTGTGTCTCCATCCATTTTTAATTCCTGTGCTAATACATCAGTTATGAATTTTTCTTTAGCTGCATTGGAAGTAAACTGTATACCACCTACTTTCTGCTTTACGGCGAATTCATACTGCTGTTTCTTGAGCTGAGCTGCCCAATCTTTCTTGTCATCACCGTACTTAGTCTTTAATGACTCAAGTTCACCACGGACAGTTTCTAATTCCTCCGAATTATCACCTGCATCCTTGAGTTTCTTCTGTAAATCAGCTAAATCCTTATCACGCTGAGCAATATCCGTATCATATTTAGTATGATAGTTGTCACGCTCTGATTCCGCTTTTTCCAGCTTATCCTGTATAGACTGCACTTCTGCTATTGTCTTATAATTTTCCAAGACCAACTTGTCAAACTCTTCTTTTTTGTCTTCTGGAATTGTGATACCAAATTTTTCTAAGATACTGTAAATATTCTTCATTTTAATTTCCTCCTAAAATATCTTTTATAGCGAATTTTCTTCGCTCTGGATTCCTTATAATTTGTATTATACTAAAGTTATTAACATTTGTAAATAGTGATTGTTAATAAGTTAATAAAAATGCTAATAATGTTAATAAGTAAGAATAAACCTATTAACATTATTAACACTATTAACAAAGTTATTAACATTTTGTGTGAGTTATTAACATAAAAAATACTTATTAACAAAGTTATTAACATTATTAACAAAGTTATTAACAAAATAAATTTAGTGTATCTATTGTTTTTTTCAGTTATATGTGTTACAATAAATAATAAAAGATAAAGGAGGAAATAAAAAATGAAGATTATAGCTCAAATGGGAAATTCAATTTTCATTGTCGCAGAAAAAGATAAACTCTACAATGTCCAAATACGTCCTAAGAATAGAGTTGTAGCTAATATACCTAACTCCGAAAGTTGGATGAAATCAGGCTATTGGAAAGAACCAAATGTTACTGAAAGTCAGGAGAAACAAATTGAACACTTAATAAGAGCCTTTGACTAACCAAAGGCTCTTTTATTTTACACTACACAATTTCCAGCTTAATTTTCTTCAACTTAACAAAATTTTGTATATTTTTCCTCGAAGAATCAGGCAAGTAATCCCACATATCCTGTTCTATGGATATAGTATCTATATCATCTACTGTAAGGTTTCCGTGAAACTGTAATTCAGTATAGCGCATTGATATTCTACCATCACTTATGCCATCCCCCATAAGGAAATCATTTTTTTGTACGTTGGACATCTTTGTAAAACCAGATACATTATCATCAAGTTTTTGCCAATCTTCATCAGTAGTAGCCCAACTACTCATTCTTCTAGCTGAATGCCTAACATCAAAAGCGTTTACTTTAGTTGGTGTGATTTCTCCATAAGCCCCATCAGCATCCAAACTATCACCAAATGTTAATGTTGTTCTGTCCATAAGATTTTTTTTCTTAAATGTTATACTAGCATCTCCATATTGACTTACGCCAAAATCACCTGATAAAACTTCATCCTTGAAAGAACCCGCCCTTAAATAGCCATACTTTTCAAAGCCTGCATCAGTAGGTCTATCCTTCCAACCGAAAAGATTCTTGCTTGTCAGCTCCCTCAATGATGTGCTTAATGCTCCTCCTGATGTGTTGGTCTCGAATTGTGTCTTGAATTTACCACTTTCAATGATTTTAGGTAGAACTTCTTCTGTATCAATTCTCATACAAAACTGAGCGTCATCACTGGCTAAAAAATCTCCGAAATGTTTATTCACATTCTTAATATTGGAATTAACTTTATCTATATCTACAATGTGTCTACTAGCTATATCGTCCATCCATTTATCTTTTCGTTCTGTGCTAAATGCTTTAAAGTTCTTTAACGTTTCAGGATGTTCCTTAGCTTCTTTAATTGTTTCAGCTACACCCAAGTTGTCCTGATGTTTATGGATATAATTCTGTAATTGATTATCACTATTAGAATTAATTAAGGCATTGAATCTTCTGGTAGCTTCTTCCTCACCTAAAGCAACATTCTCCTTCAAGAATATATTCTTTGCTGTAGCTTGTAGTGTGTCCTTATTCATTGCTTTAATATCTTTCGTTGTTAAAGTGTTCTTGATAGTTGGTACTCTATTACTGCTCACTGGTGCCTTAACAGTCTTAGATATCTTGATACTCATATTCCTATAACCTGATACACTCATTCGTTCAGTACGAGGTTTTAATCCGGAAGCTTCACACACTTTTTTATATTGTTCTTGATTTCTTTTTATCTTCGCTTTAGCTTTCTGCATTAATACATCATCGCCACTAGCTTTTCCTGCAATAAAGGAATCCTTAGCGTATCTAATATTCGTTTCTATATTTCGCATTACTTGTGAGGCTTCGTATCTACTTACTATCTTACCATTAGGAAGTGCTATCTTCTCATTGGAATAATCTAACATATCCTGCAGTTCTGAATCACTATAAGCAGGTTGACTTACTCCCAGCACTATAGGATATGCAGTATGTTGACAGTTAAGTGTTCCTATAGGTCTAACTAGAGATTCTTGTAATTTAGCAAACTCTTTCTTGCTGAATTGTTTCCCTTGAATTGGTTGGTGGTCTTCTGCACAGAGTCCGTGAGCAGATATTTCGTATCCATCTGCCCCGAACTGTTCTCCTGTGATTTGTCTTATGCCTAAATTAACTTGGCGAACGCCTTCCAATATATTCATACGAACAGCACTATCTAATCTTCTTGTATACCCACTCGCATATTTAACACGCATTCCGTCAGTTGATGCTTTAATAAGTGTTTTTCTTACGGCTGCCTGATAATTCTCCAGTCCTGAGGAAACTGCATATATACTTCTATCAACTACTTTCCTATAATTCTCGGATATTGCAGTTGTTCGGGATAGATTCTCAAAGGTTCCATAGGTGAGTGAATTTACCGACTGAATATATTCTTGTATACGTCTATTCTGCTCGAATGGAACTTGCTTAACACCTTTAGCGGAATAGAACACATCCATATCATCATATGATGATAATCCACTTTCTTTGTACAGCTTATCAAGCTGTAATACAGTTAAATTACATTGCTGTCTTAGCTTCTTATTGATATGGGCTATATTAGCATCCATCTTATTCATCTGTTCCAACCTGTGCATATCTGTAGCAGATAATCTTCCCATATCCTTGACGTGTGTAGCCATTAATTCAATGTATTCGTCATTTATTTCCTCGAATGCTTGAGCCATCTTATATGCTATTTGGTTCAGTTTCGTGCTACTTATCATATGCTACCTCTACTCTTCCTCACCAGTGCCTGTTTCATCCTCATTAGATTCCAATGGGTTTTCAGGCTTTTGGCTAAATAAGTCATTCATCATCTTGTTAGAACTTGAATCCTCAATCTCCTCAATCATATCCTTAGCTGTTTCTTCATCTTCACCTGTATACCAAGCACGGACTTCATATTTAGCTAATATATTAGCATCTAATAATTGAACCTTTTGGCTCAACTCTGTGTCCGTATCAGTTAAGATACTATCTTTCCAATCTGTAGTAGTCGTATATATTCCATCTGGAGCTAACTCATATAAGGTAGTTAATACATCCATAGCATACACGGCATCATTCAGAGCCTGCTCAAGTGCTTCTTGATTTCTTCGAATAGTGATATAAGCCCTTTGCTTAAGTATTTTCATTTCTGTAGCTGTTCGAGCTTCTGATTCTACTTCAGATAATGCACCTCTTGATAATCCAACTAAATCTTCAACACGCATTAAATATCTATTTAATCCTGATAAATAGCTTGTATCACGAAGTGAAGGTGTGAATGCCTTGTATGTATCATCATCCCCTAAATCTAATGTACGATATAGTCTATCTCTAACCTTATCCATTTGAGGAACACTTCCGTAATAGCCCGAACTAAAATGTACTGCATCTGCATCTACATCAATAGCCATTTGACCCCCATCATATTCCCAATCAAGTCGGCTGAACTGTTCGTCTGCTCTATGTATCAATTTAATGGCGGGGCTAAATATGGATATTCCTAAAGGACTATCTAAATCTATATTATTAGCTAAAGGCACCCTATAGAATCCGAATAGTGGCTTTTCAACGTTCTCAATAACAACTGGTTCTTCTGATATATTAGCCCATTTATTAATTGATGCTAATGGAATTTCAATTCCTAAATCGTCATCCTGTGACTCTTCATCTTCCACGTTCTTTATCTTTGCTTTAAATGCTTTATTCTCGATAACAACTCTTCTAGTTGATACATCAAATGTTTGCCTTTCAATCTTTGTATATCTGTATTCACCAGATGTGAACTGGTCGAAGAATGCTATATCCGTGATATTATCATCGTCATCAAAAACAATAGGGACGAAATCGCCCTGTCTACAGAAATCAAAGTATATCTGATTATTAACTACATAGGGTTTTATTATAAATCCACCTACTGCCATTCCCTGCTCTAATTTAGCTGGTAATTTAGCTAATAATCTTCTTTGATATTGACTATTCAGAAATGTAGCTCTTGTATTGATATTTTCCTCCGCTGTAGAATCATCTGTTGGTATGGATTTTCCAGGTTCAGATATAGTGCTTTTCATTTCAGAAAGAACCTGCTGCTGCAAAGATTGACATATTTCTTTTCCTAATCCTAAACTGTATATACCAGTTTCTTCATCCAACCACGGTGCTTCGTCCTTATATACATCTTTCCAAGTATTGATAGCATTCCGCATATCTTCACTAATGCTATATATTTGTACATCATTAATCGTATCAGATACAGACTTGTATCCTACCATCTTTTTCAGTGCTTCCTTGAGCCATTCAATTAATTTGCTAAACATTTTATTCTCCTTTTTAATTTAATATATCTAATTCCTCATAAACTGCTAGTAGCTTAGGGAATTGAATTGCTATCCAATCTACCATAGTCTCCTCGTGACCCCACGTTATAGAATGTTCAAAATTACTTTGTAATCCACTTTCAGCTAGAAAAGCGTGTATAATCTCGTGTCTTAACTGCTTATTCTGTAGTCGCTTGAAGTCACTCACATTATAATGATTATCTGATCTGATTACAATTTTCTTGGATGTGTAATCACAGTATCCATCATAATCAGCATCCTTTAGCTCTTCATATTTAATCTTATATAATGTGCCTAATATTAATATTCTTTTCTTCATAATCTTATCTTCCCTTTCTTTTCCAAACTCTTTCCATTGCATATCTCGTCATATCTATACTATGATTATCCATATCTGGAACACTGCTTAATGGTTCACCATCTTTAGTTAATTCATATTCATATTTAACGAATTCTTCTTTAGTGTATGGACATCTAATAGGGTCAATAACTATCTCTACTAAAGATTGTAGCCATTTAATACCATATCTAACGCTATCTGGACCTTTTTCTGCGTTTCTAGCATTTAAACCATAACTTCTATAATCCGCCACTGACTTTTTCTCTGCACTATCGCAAGTGATAATGTCGTGGGTTCTTACACCCTTATTCTCAACTAAATATTGAGCGGTGTCTTTATTAGTTGTCTTATTAGTTCTATATTCGTCAAATATATACAGCTTTCTTCTATTAGCATCATAATGCATTTTACCCCAATGATAAGGGTCTGGATACCAACCCCAGTCTATTCCCATATATATCTGGTCAAATCCTGCTATTTCTTCATCTGTGATTGTTCTTATATTGAGATTATCAAATACATTATTGCCTGTTCCTACTGGTATACCTAAATATTCGTGTTCATATGCTTTTGGATTTATTTGCTTTAACCATTCAGCATCATCTATGAACTGTTGACCTAACCATTCTTTCGGAGCTTCAAGATATGTAGTTTCGCTTACATATGTATCAGGTCTTAGCTTTTCTTCTTCTATATATGCATTAGCCCAATTAGTTCGGCTTCGTGGTGGGTTCATAGATTTAAATACTACGAACTTAGGTCCACCTCTTAATACTGACTGTTGAACTGTTCTCAACTCCTGTGCTCCATTGAACTCATCTAATTCTTCGAACCAAAGATATTTGAAATAGCCAAATTGTGTTTTTACTGACTTTGATTTTTTCGCCTTGTCCAATCCCTTAAATATAATCTTCTGTCCTGTAGGCTTATATATACATCTATATGGTGATTTAACGCAGTGCCATAATTCACTAACTCCGAGCTTATCTATAGCCCAACATATTTGTTCATATACAGAATCTCCAATGGTATCTCCTACCTTTCTATATACAAGAGCATTTGCATCTTTGTCTTGCATTATGCCCATCACAATCTCAACACTAATATCGGAAGACTTCAAGCTACCTCTTCCACCAACAAAATCATAATAGGTATGTTTTCCTTCAGCTATATCCCAGTGAACATCATAGAACGCTGGACCAATACATTCAGTTAAGGGGATAGTCAATTCTGCTTTTGGTTTAATTGGAAACATATCTACGCCTCCTTTGGACGTGGAATATCATCCACAATCTTAACAGGAATTATAGCAGGCTTTGTATCTACTAATCTACGAGCTAATTCACTAGCAGCTTTAGTTCTATCTGATAACGATGGTTCTAAATCGAACTGGTCCTGTACTTCACCACGCATTACTGAAGTTAGATATTCTAATACTTCATTCGCTGTGGCTACCTTTTCTTCATCAAGCTCTGCCATACGTTCTGCGATGTAATTTTGCCCTTTTATACTTTTTAACATCCGACATCCTTGCTGTCCAGCTGTTTTCTCACTATATCCTGCATCTATAGCTGACTGTGTAATGTTATTCGTTGCTAAATAATTTTCAAAGAATTCAAATTGTTTTTGATTTAAATAATCGGGCTTTAATCTCTTTCTTCTAATTGTTTTTGGCATTTATATATTTCCTCCATTCTTTGTTCTATTATTGTATCAATTCTTCTGCTTTGAATCTCTTGTTTATTAAGGGTTTTTACTATATTCAATAGATTTACTAAATACCTAATTATTCTTATAGTACTATATGAACTATATACTATTTTATAATTTCTTTTTAATACATATCCTTTTATATATCTTCCCCTGTCCCCCGAATAAAATTGGGTTGTATTTATGCTTATAATATAACCTTTTTGTTTCAGTGCTAACTGTAATTTATATATCAATGCTTGTTGATTTGCCATAACATTATCTCCTTATTAACTAATTAAAAATATAACAAAAAAACCACTAAATGTAAATAAAAAGAGTACAAACCTGTATAAGATCTGTACTCTAATTGTTAAATAGTTGTTAATAATAATTTATTTATTTGATTCTATCTTCGCCTCTAGTTTGCGAATTTGTGTTCTCAACTCTTCCATATGTGCTATCTGTTCCGCATAGTCTTCTATTGTTGCTACGCCTGTCGCTATTTTTATTCCGATGTAATCATATCTTTTTATCTCTAAATATAAACTATCTAATTTTTGCAGTATTTCTTGTCGCTCTTCCCAAGTCATATTAATATCATTATTCATCTTATTCTCCTCCTTATTTGATTTTCATTTGCTTCCAATCATTCCTTTTTTATTCTTCTGATTTTGTCTGTTGAATGTGATTAGTCTCCAATTCTTCTAAATGATTTTCGTTTTCTATTTTTCTGTCTGTTTCAATGTATTCTCTTTCTATGTCTATTGGGTCTATAGCGTCAGAATACTCTACTCCATCACGTTCAATATAAAATCCTGCATCAGAATAAGTATGATTATATTCTATTCCATTTATGGTTACGACTTCTTTTATTAACATATTTTTTACCTCTCTTTCTATTCTGTATACTCACTTAAAGGTTTTATTTGATTAGCAAATACTGACCAATTAGTTGCTGTTTTGTACTGCTTTATTAATTCGTCAGGAACATATATGTAACCATTTCCTGATTTTATTGGAGTTCCCAAAAATGCATCCGTGTCTTTTAATTTACATACTGTTGGACTTCGTAAAATTACACTTGTTAAAGTTATACAATATTCGAATGCTCTAAGACTAACAGACATACATTCTGGTAACTCTATGCTCTCTAATGAGTCACACGACCCAAATGCCCACTCTCCCAATTCTATACATTTAGGAATATTAACATTACTTAAAGCTGTGCAATTTTCGAATGCGTGATGACTAACAGTTATACATTCTGGTAATTCCACACTTAACAATGATGTGCATTTTCTAAACCCATCATATTCAATCTGGGTAACTTTTGGGGCGTTAAACTGCTTTAATTTTTCACAATAATAAAATGCACTATCACCAACATTTGTACATTTCGGTAAATTTACATTACTTAAGGCGAAACAATAATAAAATGCATTATCACCAACATTTACACATTTCGGTAAATTCACTTTTGTAAGTTTAGAACAATCGCTAAATAAATATTTTCTAATATTTATAATATTTTCATCTTCAAACACCTGAATATTTCCTGAAATTAATTCAGAAATACTTTTATCATTATCATTTTTTAAGTATGTGATAAGATTATAGTTCATTTTTTTTAACTTTGCTGAAATGTCCTTTCCTGTATTATCTAGTAACATTTTTTTAGAAATCATATTCACGCCTCACTTTCCACATACTCACTAAGTGGTTTTATTTGATTAGCAAATACTGACCAATTAGTTGCCTTTTTATAATCATTTACTAAGGCATCAGGAACATATATGTAACCTGTACCGTTTTCGATTGGTGTGTTGTCAAATGCATATTTACTTGTTAATACACACACTGTTTCTGTGTTTAATATTTTTATACATTCCAATAATTCACAGCCCTCAAATACACTATCTGATATTTGTTCAACGACATTTAAATCTATTTTTTTTAAAGACTTACAAAATTGAAATGTATAACCTCCAATTATCGTACATTTAGGGATATTAACATTTTGCAATTTTTTACAAAAACAAAATGCATCGCCATCAATATTTGTACATTCTGGCAAATTCACAGTCTCTAATGCTGTACAATAATAAAATGCTGCTCTATTAACATTTGTACATTTCGGCAAATCTACTGCTATAAGAGATTCTCTCATATATAACCCACGGTCTCTAACTTTAGTTATTTCAGTTGATACTAATGTTCCTATTTTTCTATCTTCTAGATACGCATAATAAGGATTATTGCTTGCTATATAGTCTCCCATAGAATTATTTATTTCATCTAAACTACTAACAATTTCCTGACCTGTTTCATCCAATAAAGGAAACTTTGTTATTCTATCCATATATTACACCTCACTCTCATCACGCTGTATTATACATAATGCTCCATCCTCTACTGTGAAAATGGCATTCTTGCTTCCTGTTCCTGTGATTTCTTCCAATATTTCATTGCCTTGCTTTTCGATTGCCTGTGCCTGCGCCTGCGCAGTTTTATTAATGGCATTAATCTGACTTGTAGCTATATTATTAATATCAAAAATCTTTCCTTGTGCTTCACTATTAATACCCTTAATTCGTCCATCTGCTACACTATTTATTCCGAGAATCTGATTTTCTGCAGCTCGTGTGATTGAAGTAATCGCAGCCGTAATATTCTGATTTGCTACGTTATTAATTGACGCAATCTGTGCCTGCGCTGTGATGTTAATACTTTCCAACTGCCCTGTTGATACAGCATTAATACTATTTAGTGCATCCTGTAGTTTAACTTGTAAATCAGATTTTGTCTGCTCCCCATAAGACTCAGTATCTTCCATCGCTTGTTTAGTGGCTAGATAAAGTTTATTCATATTCTTAATAATCTCATCTGCTACTTCTGGCACTATATTAATAACAAGTACAGATGAACCAATCAACCGTAAGATTAATTCTGAATTATGCAAAGAGTCTGGTACACCTTCAACATCCTTAGTTGCTAGTGTGTCACTTACAGTAAAGGACTGTATATAAGATTTCTGAACGGCTTTATTTGTATAATTGATTTGGGCTTCTAACTGACAGTTTCCCACAAGCTGTTTAGTTTCTGCTTGATTCAAAGGAATAATATATATATCACCTGCTAAACTCACGTCACTTGGATATACTTTCGATAACATCACAGAGCCACACTTTATAGTGAATATAATTTCATCTATAATTTCCTGCTCTGAGGGTTCATCAGTTATTTCTGGAAGCTTAACTATTAGATTATAAGTTGCTCCTGCTTTCATTTATAAAATCTCCTTTCGTAGTTAGCTTATTTTACGTAATATATTATAATTTACATTCGTTAATTATACAAGTTATTCTTGCTTATTAGTAGGTGATTCTGTACACTCAAATAACTTTTTATGTATATCTTCTTCTATGAATTTCTTCCAGCAGGTTGCACCCATACCTAACTCTATTGCTTTTGGATTCTTTAATTTTCTACCACAACGTTTGCAGGTGGTTTGCTCCAATTCATTAATCAATATTATTCCTCTCCTTTTAATTCTGAAAAAATCCTGTTTCATAGTCAACTTTAATAGGCTTGTTTCCTATTATTTGTGTTTTTAATGTTCTATCTTCAAGTGAAAGAATAATCATACAATCGTTTAACTCAAATATTTGTACGTCTCCTTCACCGAACTTTACATCTTCTCCATATTCTTTTTCATATGCATCTAGCAATATATTTATTAAATCTTTATTCATCTTCCTGCTCCTCTCTGTATGGCTCTGGTAATGGTTGCCAAGCAATAATATCAAATACACTTTCATAGCCATTTGACCAACCGTGATGATAATATGACAATCCTATCATTCCATCTTCATTAGTGGTTAAATATGCTTTTGCTTCTGGTTCAAAAGTTTCAGGTAATCTTTCATTACATAGAATCCAATTATCAAATTGTAATGGATGTACAAATACTGGTTTCATTGAAATCTGCTTCTCAAGTGCTGATATCGCCATACTATGAGCTGATATACACTTTTTCGTATACACTTCATCATCTGTATATTTTTTAAGAAATTCTATTGCTTCTTTTCTATCCACATTTACGTCCTCCTTTAATTCAACACTAATGTTACATCATCTATTAATTCCACCAAACAATCCTCATCAAAACAATTTGCAAGTCCATTTTTTAAATTTATAGCATTAGAAGGTTCGCCTATTGTGTCATAAAGTAATTCTGATTTTATGTAAATACTCGTTGAACCGCTAAATATGTCTCCTGGCTGCAAGTCGCTAAACTTCCTTAATTTATTTCTATTATTTTCAATCTTCATTTTTCTCGCTCCTTTCTGCTAATTTTGCACAATTCCAGGAAGTCACATCACATTCATCATTTGCTGTCCAGGATGTAGCTCCGTCACACCACGCATAAATTTGTCCACCTTCAAATTTAGCAAAATATCTTTTAATCCATTTATTACTTTCATAACTTCTAACCAGAATCGGAGTATCAACCTTGACCTTGCTCCAATCTACTTCTGGTTCTTTATACTCTGTTAATAACCAATTTAAGGCTTCCTCAGAACAAACAGGGTCCTTAATAAATAAACATTTTAAACATTTGGTATACTCTATATTATCACAGATATGTGGCTGCCCTTGTATTATTGCTAATTTATCAAAATTTATAACTCCTAATTCAACTAATTTATCTTTGTAATATTCAATATTAAGCATAATATAATGTCCTCCTATCCTATTGATTTTAATTCATCAAGCATTTTTGCGTAATCTTCATCTATACTTGCATACATTTCATCTAACTTTCTTGCTTCCAGCTCACGTCTTTTAGCTTTCATCTTTGCTAACAACTTCTGCTTCTTACGTTTAATATCCTGTCTTTGTCTGTAGGCAGATAAGTCAACTTTACATATAACCTCTTCTGTTACTTTGTTTTTTACTTCTTCTTTAGGAAGAATCTTTGTTATGAAACAAAGTTTACCTTCAGCTTTTCCCGAAACTAAAACATAATCAGTAGGTTGTATTCTATTGTTTGGTTCATCATATAAAGCATATGCATATTCCTGCACTGAACCGTCAATCGTAACAAATGCTACTCTATCATATGGCAGTAAATCTAAATCTTTATCTTTTCCTGCTTCAAATAATCGTATAGAATATTCATCCAACCAAAAACAACCAGAATCAGCATATTCGTTATCTTCACCAGGAATGTGTACCCCATAACATCTATCACCTTGCGTAGATACTCTCTGTATCTCTCCAAATCTTCCTACTAGCTCATACCTTCCATATAGGTCATCTACTAGTTCTGTTGGCTGAATCACAACCCTGTCACCTATTCTAAAATTTCTGTTGTTCATAAATATATCCTCCTATTTTTTTAATTTATTATGGTGTTTTTATGATGTTATCGCCTCACATTGATTTTTTGTTGATTAAGTTTAATAGTCTCCTACTTAATTCTTCACCTCCCATCTAGCACGATAGCCTGGTTTAAGGCTGTATGCTTTCTTTCCATTAGTATATCCACAGTATATACTACATTCTTCCCACTCCCCAAAAATCATTGGTTTTCTGCCATCATTTGAAAAATATACTTTTCTAGCAATCATATCGTTCACCTTTTACCTTTAACCTTTCTTAATCTTTCTACATTCCTTTATGCTATTATCATCTTACATTTTACTAAATATTTTTCAATTCCTTTATTAAGCTGCTTATTATAATAAGCACTAGCTTTTTCTATATTTTCAAAATATCTTTCAAAATCTTTTCCACCTCTTCCATAAAAGCAACCCCAAACTACTATTTTATCACATCTTTTTGCATCCTCCATTATTATTGATATTTCTCTATTTTTAACTCTTCCATATGTCATATTTTTGTACCTCAACTTTCTTTGTTTTTTAACTTCTGATTGTATTGTAATACATATAAACAAAAAAGTAAACCTTTTTATGCGATTCTTAATAAAATAAAGTAAATTCTTAATAATTTAAAGTAAACAATTAAAAACTAAATAATCCAAAGCTATATCTTCATCTAATTTTCCCATTTTTATGCCTGTTTCTATCTTTTGGCATACTCGCATATTTCGTTGACATTCTGTTAGATTGTAGCCACCTATATTCTTATTCACGATATATAAGTCTCCTTTGGTCATTCCTGTTCTTTCCATTGCTCCCTTTTTATTTGCACCTAATGCTAAATAAGCGAACATATTTCTGAAACCCTTATAAAGAATTGACGCAATCATCAAAGCTGATTCTCCCTTTCGTTTAGCTTCGTCCAATAATTCTATCGCTGTATCTGGAAAGCCTGATAATACTGCATCTGTAAGTTGGAAGGTAATATCGCCAATTTCCTTATAGAATGCACCATCACTATCCAGCACTTGAAAGGCTTTATCTGGTGAAGATGCATATTCTTTATGGCACTGCATATACTGTTCTATCTTATCTAATTCCAATAAGATTCTCCCATATGAATGACCACACATTTCTATGATACGTTCACACACAGAATCGCCCATATTCGCGATTTTCTCTCTTATATAGTTTATTAATATGTTTTCGGATAAAAATGTAAATTCTACGGCGATTTTTTTGTTCTCTTTATAGAATTTACCTCTCTTATCTATCTTATGGTATCGGAGTATTACTATATCCTGTTTTCCTTTCAAAGCACTTTTCAGTGATTCTCCTGCTTTTTCGTTCTTCATAAATTCTAAATCATCATTGATTATATACACCTTTTTCGCCTTATCCAGCGACTTTGTTCTTAACTTATTAAGTACCTGTGACACTGACCCAATACTCACTGGTTTCCCAGCTTTTTCGATATGTTCAATGTATATATCTAATATGCACTGTTCCTCACCGAATAAGATTAATAAATTGGGTATATCATCATTACTAATACAATTCATCAATTCAACTAATTCCATCAGAATAATCCTCCTTTCTTCTTTTTCAGTTTTGGTTTAACTACAATGCTATTTCCAGCTAAATTTCGGGCTATATTCGTAAGATATGTTTTATCCTTAACATTTAATCTACTATATAGGTCAAATCCTGTATTTCCGTCAAAATCATACATACAGTAGCCATATTCTGTGTCATTCTTAACATCAACATCCCGCTGTAATTCTACCAGCTGCCTGCTTAATTCATCATATTCCTTATCTGATAATTTATTCTCATTAAGTTCATAATATAGAATACAGTTAATTATTATTTTTCTCTGTAGAAAGTTAATGCAGGTTAACTTATCCCATCTTCTTGGAAATTTTTGCATATCAACGTACTCCCATACTACCGAAATCGTGCATTGGATAATTATGCTTATGTGTATTTGCAAATGTTTTAATGGCACACCTACCATCTTCCAGCCCAAATATACATCCATCACACCTAAAGATTAAATCTTTCTTTTCATCTGTTTCTTTACAATTCATACACCAGTTCTTCGTGAATATATCCAATCCATGAACTGCTTCTGTAATATCGTCCTTATTTCCCATTCTTAATCTCCTCCAATATATTAATCAACATACATTCTATACTTGCCTTTTTATTAATTGTTGCCTTGTCAATCTCCTGCTTGCATTT